TGTAATGATGGGCGCAGGATTAAACATAACAAATACTTACAAAGTTCAATTATTAGGTGTTACAAATAACGTATTAGCAACTAAAACATTCAGTTTAAACACCGAATGCAGCCAATACCCAACAGTAAGACTACATTGGTTAAATAAATTAGGTGGATTTGATACGTTTAACTTCAACAAGAACACAATAAACGCAATGGATATAGAACGAAAACAGTTCAAAGCACCATTGCCAATAGGTTACAGCAAACAAGATAGGTTAAAAACCAACTACAACACTACTATAAACGATAAAATAAGTATTAATAGTGATTGGATAACAGAACAAGAAAGCACATTACTTGAAGAATTAGCGACAAGCCCTGTAATATATCTTGAAAGAAGCGCAACGGAATTTGTAGCAGTAAACATAACCAATACAAGTTATGAAATAAAAACATTCTTAACTGATAGAAAACTATTTAACGTAACATTTGACATAGAATATACTTACTCACGTTACAGACAATCGCTATAATGAATCAAAACAGATTAGTAATAAACCAAGTAGCAGGAGCGAACATAGTTGAATACGAACTTGATTTGTATGATGATGTACCTTTGCCAATAAACAAAAGTATAATTGATATTCAGAACATAGCTGAACGCAAAAGTGATTTTACTAAAACAATTACTTTGCCCGGCACACATAACAACAACGACATATTTAGTAACATATTTAATTTAGCACGTTCAGTAAGTAATACCAATACGTACAACTTTGCACCTGACTTTAACCCTAACTTAAAAGCAGATGCAATACTTTATAAGAATGGAATTGTAATGATTCAAGGGTATTTGCAGTTGACGAATATCAATATAATAGATGAATATCAAATAGAATACGAGGTAATAATAATTGGTAGAACAGCTAACTTGTTTCAAGATTTAGGAGAAAAGAAATTAAACGAACTTGATTTAAGTGCTTATGACCATGAATGGAACTTTGCTAACATTCAAACAAGTTGGACACCAAGCGCAACACGTGGATATTACTATGGATTAATTGACAAAGGTTTTAGTAATGACCAAAAAGGATTCTTAACAACTGACCAAAAGCCACAAATATTTGCACGAACAATAGTAGATGCAATATTTAAGGATGCAGGATATAGGTACGCATCACTATTTTTAACAAGTGGAATATTTAACAAATTAGTAGTTCCAACAACACAAGACAAATTATTAATATCAACGCAAGAAGTAAGCGATAGAACGTTTAAAGGCGATAGAATAGTAGATAGTGCTTTTATACCATTAACAACATTATACACAGATGTGCCTTTTAATAATACTGGCAAACAATCAACACCTGCAGGATATGACCCTACAACATATGAGTTTACAGTTCAAAAAAATGGACACTATCAGTTTGGTTTAAATATAAATATGAACCTTAAAAAAACAGGCACAAGTTCTTTTTTGGTTTTAAATTTTGATGTTTATAGAACAAGAAGCGGTGTAAGAACTTTAATGGGTTCAACAAGCACTCTTACTACTTCAATGACAGCAGACTTTACAATAAATAAATACTATGAAACTAAAACATCTAATGATTGGTGTGAAGTAGGAGATGTTATTGAAGTGCAAATGATGACAATTGTTACAGGTAGTTGGGAATATAAGCTATTAACTAATTCATCATTTTTTTCAATTCCAAACCCACAAATATTTGTAGGTGATACAATGCAACTTGAAAACTGTTTGCCAAGTGATATTAAACAAACAGACTTTTTAGCATCAATAATTAAGATGTTTAATTTGTATGTTTCAGTTGATGAGTTAGACAGCAAGAAATTAAAGATAGAACCAAGAGATGATTATTTTACGAGTGATGTAGTAGACTTAACAAACGACATTGATGTAAGCAGAGGTGTTGAAGTAAAGCCATTAGGTGATTTAAAATACAAAGACTATACTTTTGCTATGGCAGAGGATAAGGATGAGTTAAATGATGCCTATCAAAAGCAATACACTTATCCATATGGAACAAAAAGATATACAGTGCCAAATGACTTTATAACCGAAAGCTACAAAACAGATGTATTGTTTGCCCCTACACCATTAGCAGCAGCAAAAGAAAACGCAAACGTAGTATTTAGCCAAATAATATTTAAGAACTCAAATGGTGAATCAATAGATAGCACATCAAAATTAAGGTTATTAGTTGCAGGTGGATTAAGTCCAGTGATAGGTACTAACTACTTTCATTATCTTGATGATAATGGCACAAAACATTATTTTGATTCTTATGCTTATGTAGGTCACTACGATAATGTTTTAGCACCCACTTTTGATGTAAACTTTACAACACCGATTCAGCTATATTATAAGACTGCAATTCAAACTACTCAAACAAGTAATAACATTTATAATGTTTACCATAAAAAAGGTATTGAAGAAATCACAAACAAAGATTCTAAATTAGTAACTTACTATGTTAAATTAAGTGAAGTTGAAATAAACAAACTATCATTTAGAAACTCTTATTTTATAGACAAACAATACTATCGTTTATACGAAATTGATTTTGATAGTAACAGCGAAGACCCTGCAAAATTAACATTCTTAAAGTTAGCGGTTGCACCTGCATTTGTACCTTACAATTTAGTAACTAATGGTGGCGGTGGTGGTGAAGGTTCTGCATACGCACAAATAGCAAATAGAAACGGAACACAATACCCAAAAGGAGTTGATGTAATCGGTCAAGGGAGTGAAAACACATTACAAGGCTACGAACAAATAGTAAACTCAACAGGTAACTTTGTAAACGCAAACCAAGTAAACATATTAGGTGGCGAAAATAACACAGTTCTAAACAACAATGTAACATTAATCAATACAAATGATTACACAAGTATTAGAGATGGCGAAGTAATAATAAATAACATACACCAACCATATTATGCAAGTCGTGTTTTAACAGTTGCAGAACTACAAGCATTACACTCAACACCGATTCAAATATTAGCAGCACAAAGTGGTTATTGGATTGAAGTATTTAGAGCATACATAACAGTATTTTTTGGCACTACAACACCACCAACAGGATATACAAGAAGAGTATTATCACTTGAATTTGCAGGAGACGGAACACACCTTGCAGAGTTTGATAATAGCATAACAACTGTAACAACTGCAACTATGCAACGTGCAAGAAATATAAACGACACAGTGTTTAAAGATTTGGCAGTAAACATAAACGCATCAGGGAATTTAGGAGCAGCAGGAAACAGTCAAATGTTAATAGAATTAGAATACAGATTACACCCAATTATACAATAATGGCAAACGAAAAAATAATATTTGACACCGAAGTAAAAGTAGGCAGTTCGGTAGGTTCAGTAAAAAGTTTAAAAGCAGAATTACGAGCAGTAACAAATGAACTACAAAACCTTGAAGAAGGTAGCGAAGCATTTATTACAGCAGCTAAAAAAGCAGGTACATTAAAAGATAGAATTGGTGATACTAAAGCAACCATTGATGCATTTAACCCTGAAAAGAAATTTCAAGCATTAGCAGGCGCAGTAGGTATAGCAGCAAACGGATTCAGCGCATTACAAGGTGCAATGGCTTTAATGGGTACTGAAAACGAAGAACTAAATAAGACTATTGCCAAAACACAAGGTGCAATTGCATTAGCTACTGGTTTAAATGGTTTGCTTGGAATGGGTGATGCATTTAAGAACTTAAAGAACGTAGCAGGCGATGCACTAAAAGGAATTAAAGCAGGTATTGGCGCAACAGGAATAGGTTTATTTGTACTTGCAGCAGGTTTAATACTTTCAAATTGGGAAGCAATATCAAAAGCAATTAAAACATCATTCCCTATATTTAATGATATGGGTAAAATATTTGATAAACTTCGTGAAGTAGCTTATGGTGCAGGTGAAGTTATTAAGAGTGCTATACTTATGCCTTTTAAAGCATTTAGTAAATTAATACAAGGAGATTTCAAAGGTGCATTAGAAGAAATAAAAAACGGTTACAACATAGTAGGCAATTATAAAAAGGGTGCAGAAGCAGGAATAAAAGCAAATGAAGAAGCAGCAGCAGCAGAAAAGTTAGACCGATTAATTAAGCAAAGAGAAAAAGAATTAGAAGTTGATAAGGCATCAGGAAAAGATACATATAAGCAAGAACTTGCATTAAACAAATTAAAGCAAGAAGCAGCAAAAGAAAATAAAGATGAACTTGAAAAATTAAGGCAAGAAGAAAGGGTTTTAATTGCAGCACATAATAAAGTTTTATCAGATAAGGCAAAGGCAAAAGCAAAAGAGGATAAAAAGATTGCTGATGATAAAAAGGCTTACGATTTATCATTCGCTGAATTAGTAGAAGCACAAAGATTAAAAAATGTTGATGAGGATAAAAAGATTGCAGACATAAAAACTTTTAATGATGAGTTAGATTTAAAAAATGCAGAGGAAGCAGCAAAGAAACAAATTGAAATTGAAAAATATTTAAATGATACGAAGTTAGCAATTAAAACTACGTACTTAAATTCTGCAAGTGAAACAGTAAATGCTTTAAAAACATTAGCAGGTGGTAATGAAGAACTACAAGCAGCAGCCTTAATAGCAGAAAGTGCAATTAGTATAGCAAAAATGATTATAGCAAACAATGCAGCAAATGTGGCTATCGTAGCACAAGGAGCGTCACTTGCAATTGTATCAGGTGGCGCATCGGTAGCAGCAGCAGCATCATTAGTAACAGCAAATAATATTTCAACTGCAATAGGTGTAGCGGCAACAATAGCAGCAACAGGAGCAGGGTTAAGTGCAATTGGTAAAAGTGGCGCACCGAGTGGAGGTGGTGGTGGAAATGTAACAGCACCAAGCGCACCAAGAATCCCACAATCAATTACAGGCACAAGATTAGGTGGCAACAGTCAAGTAACAACAACAGGCGATAGCACAGTAGGGAAAGTAATAGTAGTTGAAACAGACATAACTAATACACAAGATAAAGTTAAGAATATAATACGCAAAGCGACAATCAAATAATTCTAAAAAGCAAATAGTAAAATAATTTATATTTATAATAGAATGGACAAATTACCTATTTACAGATTCATAGTTCTTGAGGATGACGAAGCGCAATTAGAAGCAGTTGCGTTTGTTGATGCTCCTGCAATAGAAATGAACTGGCAAGCATTTAGTTCTAATCAATACAAGTTTAAAGCAAACACTGAAAAACGTATTATATCTGGACCTTTAATGGTGGCAGAATTGCCAATCTATCGCAGAACGGAAGAGGGTGAATATTATGGTGTGTTTCAAAAAGAAGACATTTATAATTTAAGAAACAAATTCTTTAAGCAAGGTAAATCAAATCTTGTAAATGAGATGCACAACAGCAACAAAATGATTGATGGTGTGTATATGATTGAATCATTTTTGATTGATGAAGAACGTGGAATATTAGCACCAAAAGGTTATACCTTAACAGATGGTTCTTGGTTCGGTTCTTATAAAATTGATAACGATGAAGTTTGGAATGATTTTATAAAGTCAGGCGAGTTCAAAGGTTTTAGTGTTGAAGGAATATTTAACACAGTTAAGATAGATGAGAAGCCACAAACGGTTATAGATGAAATAATATCATTGATACATGAAGTTTTTGGAGGTCCAGGTTCAGGTCCTCAAGGTGGTGAAGGCAGTAACGTAGAAGTTAATATTGAAAACACAGGAGACGGTCAATTTAAATATTATGTTCAAGATAAAGACGGAAATGAAGTAGGTAAATTAAGTGTTGATGTAGTTGATAGTAGTATTGTTATAGATAATATATTTGTTGATGAAAATTCTCAAAAACAGGGTATAGCTTCACAAATGATAGATAATGTAATTAGCAGTTATAAAGGTGAACAATATACTTATTATGATTATAATGACAACTTAATAAATGAACCATATAAAATAGAAATGGGTATGAGGGTTTCCGATGCAGGTCAAGCCTTATATCTTAAAAATAAAAGTAAAATTGACGATTTTAATAATTCTCAATCAAAATTAAATAAATAAAAAAAAATGAATAAACCCAAAAAAACTGCCAAAGAAGCCTTAATGGAAATTGGCAAATTATTAAAAATGGATTTTGCAAAAGTTGAGAAATTCAATAGCGCAAAATTAGCAGACGGCACAGAAGTAATGTGGGACGGTGAATTATCAGAAGGAACAGCTATCATGGTTGTTGCAGAAGACGGAAACCAAATGCCTGCACCTGATGCTAAACACGAGTTAGAAGATGGCACAATAGTAACCACAGTAGGTGGATTAGTAACTGCAATCGAACCTAAAAAAGAAAAAGAAGTTGAAGTAGAAGTTGAATTAGCTGAAATGCCTGACATGAAAATGATGGAAGAAAGAATGGCATCATGCGAAAGTAAGATGAAAGAAATGGAAACTAAAATGAATGAAATGTTTGCATCATACGAAAGTAAGTTTGCAGCAATTACAGAAAGCAACACAGCTAAATTTGCAGCAATAAACGCAATCGTAGAAGAAATTGCAGCAGAGCCAATAGTAGTAGTAGCAAAACCAACTAACTCAACATTCAGTAAAAAAGAACGTACAATGTCAACTATTGAACGTATCGCAGAATTCAAAAAATTACAAAACAAATAAACTAAAAACAAAAACTAAAAAAAATGGCATTTAACGTAACAGCCTTAGCGGCATACACTAAAACCAATGAAAATTTATTGGTAACTCGTTCGTTTTTCGAACCTAAAACTGCATCACGTATGCAAATCTTAACAGGTGTTAAGTCAACTATTCAAGTACCTGCTTTAACCGATGCTTTAATTTGGCAAAATGGTGATGCTTGTGGATTTAGTGCTTCAGGTGACACAACTATTTCTGCTCGTGTTTTAACAGTAGGTAGAATCAAAGTAAACAAAGAATGGTGTATTAATGATTTAGAAACTAAATACACTCAATTATTGTTATCTCCAGGTTCTAACTATGATGCGTTGCCAGGTGGTATTGATGCAGCATTCGTAGAAACTATTTTAGGAACTACAAAAGAAGATGTAGAGAAAGCAATTTGGAGAGGTGACACAGCAAGTACAAGTTCACAATTGAAGCAATTTGATGGTTTGGTAAAAATCATTAATGCAGCAAGTGGAACAGTACAAGCAAACGCAACAGCATTTATTGCAACTGCAGTAACTGCAATCACAGCAGCAAACATTATCTCGGTAGTACAAGCAGTTTATTCAGCAATACCAGTTGAGATTTTAGACAAGACTGACTTGACAGTTTACATGGGTGTAGACAATTTCAGAACTTACCAATTAGCTTTAACAAATGCTAACTTGTTTAACTTCATTGCAACTGATAACGCATTAGGACAAATGAAGATTCACGGAACAAACGTAAACATCGTTTCAACTCCTGGTCTTACATCAACCAACGCAATCTATGCTTTAAGAGATAGCAATATGTTCTTGGGTGTTGATTTAGAAAACGAACAAGAAGACTTCAAATTCTGGTATTCAGAAGACTTCGATTTAGTTAGATTTAAATACAGAACTAAATTAGGTGTTCAAGTTTCTCAAGTAGCAGAAATCGTTAAATTCACAATTTAATTCACAAAAGGGTAGTAGCTAATAGTTGCTACCCTTTTTAAAACCCAATTTAAAATTATGGCATGCGCAATAGTAGCAGGATACAGTCTCGATTGTAAAGATACAGTTGGTGGTATTAAAAATTTATACATAACCGAACAAGCAAACATTACAGCAGTAACTGAAAATGCAAGTGGTTTTGTAACAGCAATAACAAAGTCAGCAGGTAAAAAATATTTTACTTATGCTTTAGAGCCAAGAGGCGCAAATAGTACAACTAATAACATCAATACTGACCCTAAAATTGGAACAGTAGGTTATGAACAAACTATCGCAGCTACGTTCTTAAAAATGGCTTATGAAACACAATTCAAACTACAACAAATTATCAAGAACAGAACTTCTATAATTGTTGAAATGAAAAGCGGTCAATACTTCTTATTCGGTTCATCATTCGGTATGGAATGTACAGGCGGAACAGGAACAAGTGGTGCAGCATTAAATGAGTTCAATGGTTACTCTTTAACATTTGCAGGAATGGAAAAAACATTCTCACAAGAAGTTGATGCTACAATTATAGCAGCATTGTTAGTATAACATGTTAGTTTAAAATTCTTCATTGTTTTCATAGCAAAAAGCCAATCGATTAAGTTCGGTTGGTTTTTTTGTTTTAGTTTATTTAGCAAACTTTTTAATTATTTATATTTAAGTATAGTGATAAGATTCTTAAAAAATAGCACGAACAATGTAGTAGTAACATTAACTGAAAATTCAACAGTTACAAATCCTATTTATTTGTTTTTATTTACAAACCAAACATCAAATGTGCCTTATTATTTTATAGGTACTGATACAAGCGCATACAAAACACGATATAATAAGTTTAGTATAATTGAAAAGGTAAGTGCAAACACTTTAAATGGCGAAGTTACGTTAGGTTTTAAAGGCTATTATAACTATAAGGTATATCAAACATCATTAGCGAATACAAGTGGGCTTACAACAGCAGCAGATGCAGTTCCTTATATAACAAAAACAGTTGAAGTTGGAGTTGTTGATGTGGTTTTGGATGCACAAACTACCACAGAATACGATGTACAAGATGAAACTAACATAATTTACCAACCACAATAAATGGCATATACAGATAAGACTATTAGAATCGGGTTTAGTAATGACAAAGTTCCAATGTTTGTGGAACAAAAGTCAAAAGTATGGGTTAAATATGGTGAAGAAAACAACTACCCTCAATACCTTGTACTATTATTTAATAGAAGTGCAAAGCATAACGCAATAGTAACAAGCAAACAACTATATATTAGCGGTAAAGGTTGGCAATTTGACCAAACAGAAATGCAAGGTGAAGAAGTTATTGCACTACAATCATTTATTGATAACCCTAACCAGTACGAAACACTAAACGATTTAGCTAAAAAAACTATTTTAGACAATGAATTATTTGGTGGTTGCTATATTAAAGTAGTAGGTACAAAAGGAAAAAAAGGACAAGAACTTTACCACATTGATTATTGCACAGTTCGTAGTAATGAAGATAACACAGAGTTTTATATAAGCGATGAATGGATAGATGAAAGCGGTTATGAAAATACTGTGCCATTATTTACTACTTTACCTGCTTATGACCCAAATGTAAAACAAGCAGAATCTATTTATTACTATAAGAGTTATAGACCTAATTTAAATACTTATACTTTACCTGATTACATTGGGGCAGTTCCTGCAATCATAACAGATGCAGAAGTAGCAAACTATCATAGAGCAGAAATACAAAATAGCTTTAAAGGTAGTAAGATGATTACTTTTGTTAATGGCATACCAAGCGATGATGAAATGAAAGCTACTGAACGCAAGTTAAAGAGCAAATTTACATCAACAGACAGCGCAGGTTCGATAGTTGTAGACTTTGCAGATGATAAGGACAGAGTAGCAATTATAAATGATTTAAGCGCAGGTGATTTCGCAGATAAATACACAGCCTTAAACGATACAATACAACAAGAAATATTTGTAGGACATAAAGTAACTTCACCAATGATATTTGGTGTAAGAGTAGCAGGGCAATTAGGTGGCAGAGCAGAAATGATTGATGCTTTTAACTTATTTACAAATACTTATGTAGCACCAAGACAAGAAGTTCAAGAACAAATTTTTAATATTTTCGCACCAGTAAAAGGCAAGTTAAAGATTAAACAACTTGAACCTATTATGCCAAGTTTCACCGAGCAAACACTAACACAAATTTTAACCAAAGATGAGTTACGTGAAATAATTGGTAGAAAACCATTAGAGCCAACACAAGTAGTTCAAGCACCTGCTGCTTTTAAATTTAGTAAACAAACAAGAGATTTAATAGATTACGAAACATTCTCAAAGTATGGCGAAAGTGTAGAAAACTTTCAACTTGTAAAAACTAAAAAAGTAATGTTCGGCAAAGAAGATTTTATTTCTAAAATTGAACAAGGAATACTTGACTTAATTAAAAAGACTCCAGACATAACTATTGAAAGTTTAATGGAAGTAATGAAGTTAGATAAAACCAAAGTTAGCGATGCAATAGAAACTTTAATCGGTGATGGTTTAATTGACAAAAACTTAAAAATAACTACCAAAGGCGAAAACAAAAACGTACCAACTTTTAGCGAATTGTTTATACGTTACAAATATGCTTTAAGAAGTGATGCACCTGCTTTAATTAGTGGTGGTGAAAGTAGAGATTTTTGCGCAGCAATGATGGCTAACCCACGTTACTTTAGCAGAGAAGATATAGAAAACATTGGTAAAGATTTAGGGCAAGTTTATGACATTCCAAACTACGATGCATTCAGGCGCAGGGGTGGTTGGTATCATGACCCAATTCAAGATGTAAACTTACCATATTGCAGACATATTTGGGTTCAAGAATTAGTTAAAAAAGTTAAATAATATGGCAGCACAAGTTTTATTTTTAAGCGAACAAACATTAAAGCAGCGTTCTGTTTTACAG